GTCACAGACATTTTTCGCACATAGTCTGCGCAACGCTTGAAGGCGTCGACCTTGACTGCGCACACTTGCCGAGGGGTGCCGATATTGCCTTGGGCCAACAGCGGGTCAATACGAAATTCGAAATCGTCGCTCATTATCGTCCTCCAGGGTGATCTCCGGGCCAGCCCGCGCAATGCGCAAGTTCGTGGCGCCTCACCTTGTCGTCTGCGATGCGCCACACGTAGCAAACGCCGTTGTCCTTGCTGATTCCGCCGCAACCGTTCCAGCCGCGTTGCCGTCCGATGTTGGCTTCCGTTGCGCCGTTCCATTTCAGCGTGATATCGAAGCAAATTTTCTGAACTTCGCTCCACGGAATAACGTGCTCGATCACATGACGTGGCGGTGGAACGTCGTATTGCGGGGGAGGCAGGAGGGTCATGATGTGACCTTGTCGCCATCAACAATAAAGCCAACGTGTTGTCCGCACTTGGGGCAATACGGCCCGGTGGCCAAGTCTGGTGTTCCATATTTACGCTTGGCTTCATCACAGGCTACGTCAGTAGCCAAGTCGATCGCATCCCTCGCAATGCTGCGAGATAATCCGAACTTTTCCATTACCGCCAATATTTGCGCATTAGATGCCATTTTACGCACCTATGGTTATCTTGGTTCCGCTTGACAGGCCGGCGGCAACACCGAGCGACTTGGTGGCACCAATCAGTTGATTGGTGAAATTCTGATCGCCCTGCATCTGCATTTGCGCGATCGATGTCAAAGCGGTGGACGCCTGTCCAGTCTCCTGCAACGCATTGCTGATATTCTGCTGGATCATGGTTGCGGTCTGTTGCGTGACCTGAGAATCAATCTGCGCTTCTATCTGCGGCCATCGCGCATCCTTGGTCGGGTCTTGAACACCCTGGTTGAACAGCACTTGGCGCCACTGGTTGGTCAGGTCAGACCGCATCTGACCGAGTTGCGCGGTCTGTCCCTGGTTAAGGACGCCTTGCCGCGCGTTGCTGAGGTCGGTCAACCCCTGTTGCTGCAAGGCTTGCGCCTGCCCTTGCAACTGCTGGGCGGAGGCGGGAAGACTTGGCTGGCCCATGCCAAGAGTCAAGGCGAGCGGCGCGATCCCGGCGGCGAGCTTCGTGTATGGGCTGCTCAAGATGCTATTGAGAGTGCCCGTGAACCCGCCACCACCGCCTGACGATAGTTCGGAAGTTGCAGCACCCGCAGGAACATCGCTAACAGTCGCGTTTGCGGGCAATGCCGCCGATTCAGCAGCGGATGCTGGCGGGTTGACGAACCCCGCGCCGGGAACGTTAAAACCAGCCGTGCCCGAATCGAGAGCCGCAAGGCTAGAACTCTCCGGCAAAACTGCCCCTGAACTGGAAAGGGCCGCGTCCCCAACTCCTCCAGTGTAACCGGCAATTCCGGGGTCAGCCAAAACATCCATGCCGAGGCCCGGACCGGATATGTCAAACAGGGACCCCGCCCCTCCTGCGGCAAGGTCTGCCGCTCCCACATCAAGACCGGCGTCCGCCGCCAATCCCGCATCGGCGGCTAAGCCCGCATCAATAGCACTTGCGCCACCGAGGGCCGCGCCCTCACCGATGCCCAGCGCGCCCCCGATAGCCGGTGCCGCAAACGGGAGGGCGATCAAAGCAGCCCCGCCAAGGGTCTCTGCAAGTTCGTCTGGATGCGCAATCAGAGATGACGGCGCGTGAGAAATGTCCGTTCCCAGATTGCCGAAGTTGCCTTCGACCAGGTCGGTTAGGAAGCTCATGCTGCCACGTTGAATCCGGTTCCGGTCACTTGCTGCAACGCCTGCTGGTTGACCATCTGCACCACCTTCGGCCAGCGTGCATCATCCGGTGAGATGACCTGCGACCACTGACCTAACAAGTTCGTCTGTGCTTGGGTAAACGCAACGATCTGATCCGGCGACATCGTAGCAGTACCGGGCGCCAATGATAACTGCGTCGGGTCAAGCTCGGGAGTGCCGGGGGCGACAACATCGCCCGTGACTTCGGCTACACCACCCGAAGGGGCAAATATAGCCGGGGCAGCTCCGGGAGAGAGAATACCCCCAAGGCCGCCGCCGTGGGCCAATACATCCCCGCCACCCGAGAACACCGAAGCAGGGGAACCGGGGTCAGATGGTGCCGTCCCTATTCCGGGGGTGTCGCTCAAAACCCCACCAGGACCGAAGTTCGCGCCGCTCCCAATCTGAGCCAGTCCGGTTTGTAGGGAATCCGTACTTGGTCCCCCGACAATACTTGACGGTCCTGTCGGTGTTCCAATTCCGAGCCCCGGTCCGGTTTGGAACCCGGTGTCTGGATTCGACGGCTGACCGGTAGGGGGTGCACCTACCTGATCGCCAAACAAGCTCCCGATTTGTCCAGATGTTAGGGGGCTGCCTTCCGGCACACCAGGAACACCGGAAAGCTCCCCCTGAGCACCAAGGTTGCCAGTGAACGTCTGACTGGCCGGAGGGGCACTGACTGTTTCGATTGCGCTCGGAGTGACGGAAACCGTTGAGACCGAAGTCGCATCGGGTGTCGATCCGCCCGCGAAAAACCCCGGACCTTGACCGGGACCAGTTGGGGCAGAGGGGTCACCAAACAGGCCCCCGATCTGACCGGACGAAAGCGCACTTCCCTCGGGGGTTCCGGGAACTCCTGACAGTTCGCCTTGGGCCGTCTGGTTGCCAGTAAAAGTCTGACTAGCAGGTGGCGCGCTGACCGGGTCTGCCGAGTCCTTTCCCTGCCCTGGAGCCGCCTGCGGCCCGGTGAAAGTTTGACTAGCAGGAGGTGCGGAAACCGTTTCTACCGGTCCCAAAGAACTGAAAGTTGAGGTAAAATCGGGAGAAAATCCGGGCACCCCGCCGGTAATCGGTCCAGGATCGTTGAAAACACCTAGATTCGGACCCTGATCGCTAGGTGTCGCTGGTCCAGGATCGTCAACATCGGCTTGCGCTGCCTCTGCCCCGCCGAATCCTCCAAAGCCACCGAATGATGCCCCGCCACTTCCAGGTGCGGAACTATCGGACACGCCTGCACTTGAGGTGCCAGCGGACTCGCCACCACCGCCACCACCTGCACTCGCTCCCCCGCCACCGCCACTGGTGGAACCGCCCGCTGCGCTACCCGCGCTTGCGGTGCCCCCGCTGCCGCTTTCTCCAGCCCCTCCAGAGGGTCCGCCGCCGCCAGCCTCACCTCCACCCTCGGCCCCGCCAGCCCCTCCTGTGCCGCTTTCAGCGCCACCGGTACCTCCTTCACTACCAGTACCGCCCGCTGCTCCCGACCCTGCTCCCGCGTCGCTACTGGCTCCAGCCTCGCCGCTTACACCGCCTGAATCGGCCTCACCTCCAGCACCAGCGTCCCCCCCGCTCTCACCCCCGCCGTCGCCTCCACCATCTCCTCCGCCACCATCACCCCCGCCGCCGTCGCCTTGGACCATCAGCCAACTGTGGTCAGAGGTGTCCATCAGAGTATTTTTACCCATCGGGTTGCCTGCTTTTCGAATCCAAGGTCTTGCATAAGGGTGGGGTGATTGTACGTTGATCTGATTGTGTCGTAAACGCGGACAACGCCTTGTCTTTTCAGCTCGACATGGCTCATGACCTTCACGGCCTTGCCGATACCCGACCTGCGGTATGACTTATCCACATACCACAAGTCGTCTGCGGCCACCCGCTCGTTGAAATGAAGATCGCGGTACCAGAATGAACAAGCGTACCCGATCGGGATGCTATGCTCGACCGTCCGGGCCACTATCCAGACTAGACGGCCCTCCTTCTCAATCTGGCGGTATCTCGGGAAGTCCAAGTCAAAGGGCTTGCCCCGGACCTCGATCCCGTGAGCTAGAAACAGACCCCTCAACTGATGGACGGAAGGGAAGGACTCTTTTCCGTAGGTTACGGTTTCAAGATCAGGAACGGCACGGAGCATTAACGCATGGCTCCTTACTTAATTTCCATTATTCTACAACTGTAGAGCACCAAACAATGATCGGGCGGGGCATTGTTTTTCGAGAGCCATGCGCGAGCTTCTTCTTTTGTATAGAAGCCCCTAGGCTCATTTAACCATGTCCCGTCTTCGTCGTCCTCTGTCGTCACGAGAAACACTGCGGGCTCCTATTCAGATTTGCGTTTCGAAAACAATGATAAATCCCTGTCCTTCGGATCGCAGCGGTCATATATCGCGCCACACCCAGAGGTCAGAGCCAGCCATAATGTCTGACCGCACCAAGAACACTCGTGTCGGCGAAGCCACGATTCAGATCGTCCAGATAACTGCTTGGCTTCTGAACCGGTCACACGACGGCTCCTTTCTAGGCTACTCTGCAGCACACAATAGACCGCACTCGGCGTCATGCTCTTCGTCATCGAACAACGTCGGCGAACTGGCGACATGGGCAACCAGATCGGCATAGCTGTATTCGACAAACCGAGCTCCGGTTGGCTTCGTCGCTCTCACGGAACGCTCTTGCTCGATCCACCAATCCGCCCGTCCGGGATTGTCGCGAATGATTGCCTCAAGCTTCCCCCGCGATTTCATGAAACACAGATCGCAGTTGCCCTCATGCGGGAGCAGTTGCAGGTCGAATGGCTGCTGGGACCAAAACGCCAGCACGTCGCGTTTGGTTACGCGGGCCTTGCTTAACGGCATGACGGTGGTGAAGCGTTCTTTCGCGGCCTCGTTTCGAGCCAGCGCCTTCATCACTCGGAGCCCTTCATCGTAGCGTAACCCGATCACGTTGACCCAACGATCCCAACCGAGCGAGCGGCAGAAGTCCCGCATCACTCTGATCTTGAGTTCGATGGTGCAGAACCGCGCGACCGCATTCGGCAAGTACTTCTTTTTGGCAATGACGCCCGCGAACGGCTCGCCCGACCGGCTGGCGCTGTTGAAGCCGACCTCCTCGAAACCTTCCGGTCGCCATTCGACCCAGCGCACGCGGACGCTCCAATGGATTTGGCAGTCGTGCACGAACCGAAGCGTTTCCTCGCGTTCCTTGCCGGTGTTAGCGAAGGCTACCACCACGTCATCCGGCAACCGGCCGTCATAGGCGCGCAAAATCTCGTGGAGCATATAGGCCGACGTGCGACCGCCGCTGAACGAGATCAGGGCTGGGCCGGCGATCAGATACGGGTTAGGCTTGTCGAGCACTCAGAGCGCTCCTTTCTTAGCTATCCTTTGGCGTGTTCGCCGTAGCTGACGCCGCACTTTGGACAGCACCAATAGATTCCTCGCAATTCCAAAGTCGGCCTAACGAGCGTGGCGCCTTCCCAGGTTTGACACCGAAAGAGTGTGCATACCTCAGTTGGTGAACAAGCTTGATCTTCGCAGTCGTCATCCAAGGGATGCTCCTTATTTGTCCACGGCCAATGCTTGAATGATTGCTGCACAATCCGCAGCAGTAGGAAGGCGCGGAGGATCATAATTCGACAAAAGCCACATTGCTTCTGTTCTTCCTCTGCGCTTGTACCAACTGACCCAAAGCGCCATTGCCGGACCGCTCTCTAGGTCAACCTCGTCAATTTTAATTGTGGAGTAGTTCTGATCATCGCAATATCGATAATCAGAAGACGGGTGCTTTTCGTCCTGTCCGCAGAGATCGCGAATCCCGTTAGATGTGGCGCAATTCCATCCGTCTGCGCTAAAAATGCCACCACGCGGGAATGAGCATTTAGGATCGTCACCGTTCCATGTTTTCCCGCGGCTACGACACATATCGCATTGATCTTCCGGCGATTGCGGGAGCTTGCGCAGGTCTGCCGCAGTGATTTCGTGCTCCACAGTCTGCGCTCCTTGTTGTTAATTGTTTGGGCCGGCAGACGGACCTGACATTATGACTTTCAAGCCATGTTTTTCGGCGATATCGAAGCGCCCCCGAACAAGTTGCCTCACCCTCGCCGGATCATTAGCCGCCATCTCGATAGCATCAAGAAGGCTGCACATTTCCAGCGCCCACGCCTCATAGTCAACGTCTGCCATTTCGGCTCCTACTTGTTAATCGTCGGCTGACGCATGGCGAGGTCCATTGCCGTGACGGCCTCGCTCACTTTATCGGCAAGGTCTTTGTCGCCTTCCAATGCCAACAGCAAGCCGCGAATTAGTGGACACGTTACATAGACAAGGCCGTGCTCGCCGACTTCTGTGTCAACCGGGAAATCTATGCGGATGATCTTGCGTTCTTTGGTGGCCATAGCGGCTCCTATTCGGTTATCATCGCCAGCGTGGCGGCACGACTATGCTGATGCATCACTGCAATCTTAGCTTCAAGGCTTCGGATGTAAGCCACTGCCCGTTCTAGAGTTTGAGGATTGCGGTAGTAGTCCTCAGATGAAGATACCAGCTCGCCATCAATTGTCTCATCATGCAGCATAGCAGCTCCTTTTCAGCTTTCCGTTTCTGGATATCGCCAAGCGTAGTAGCGCCGCTTGACGTGGTTCCACCACCACACGCGCATCCGTGTTTTCAGCCAAAACCATCTCATCAGTCGGATCCTTAATCCTATCGCATTGACCAATGGTGTCCGCATTGCTGGCAGGTCCAGCCCCACGAAAAGCGCTTCTGCTTTCTCCAGTGAAACAGGAAGCACCAAGTGCGTGCCATTGCCGCTCCTACTTGCTAATCGTTTCGCGCCATGATTGCGCGCCCGATCGCTTCTGGAATTTGCGGGACCACCGCATTTCCTATGACTCTGATTTCGTCGAGCACCAACCTACGGGGTATCCCATTAGCCACTCGATCCATCTCGGGTTCGGGCGTCCAGTCCCTCCGTAAAGTCGGCGCAACTGATTGCATATGCTTTCGCCCTCCCGCTTCGTGTATCCGCGATAGTCGCGAGACACGGGGGTGTGCCACGATCCAGATCCGGTCACGAGGGTGGGGGGCACCAACGGCGCTCGCTGGAATGCAATGCCACTCCGCGTCATACCCGATCGCGGCCAAGTCCCCGAGTACAGTTGCCATCCCTCTTCCCAGCAACGCTGCCACGTTCTCCACGAGAGCGTAGAGCGGTCGTACCAAGCGAATGGCTCGTACAAGTTCCCGCCAGAGTCCCGAGCGCTGCCCGGCCAGGCCGGTGCGTTTGCCCGCGTCGCTAATATCCTGACACGGGAACCCGCCGCAGATGACATCGGCCTCTCCAGAGAAGAAATCTCGTTTGGTAATGTCGCGGTCAATTGGAACATCCGGCCAATGTTTTTTAAGAACCTTGCGCGCGTATTCGTCAATCTCACAGAACGCCACTGTCTTCATGCCCGCCCGTTCAAGTCCGAGCGAGAAACCGCCGATGCCGCTGAACAAGTCGAGGACACGCACGGCGGCTCCTATTCGGTTATCTTCATCGCCGCCAGCATTCCGCGCACTGCATCGCGGAAATCGTCCTGGCGTGCGTTAACTGTTACGCCTCCCCAATACCAGGGGTCGAACGGAGGCGCGCACCTCCCAGGATGCAGTCCGTCCCAGTTATATTTCAGGACGTTCTGCGCAAGCCAAGAAGCTCCAGCAGTGATTTGATCGTCAGTGACTTTCACCACAGCTCCCTATTCAGTTATGTGTTTCAGCAGCACGCGCACAGCCTTCTCCAGGTTCGCCCCATCATAGACCGTAACGTCGCTGTCTATCTTGCGCATTTCCAGGCGCGCTTCATCCAATGTTATTTCCCCAGATAGCCGCCGGGACGCAATCCGTTGCAAATTTTCCGACTTGTACTTTTGGGACCGCAGATATGCGAACCACCGTTCACATTCGGCCCGGGCTTCCTGCAACTTCACTTGGGCTCCTATTCACTTTTCGTTTGGCCGACGCCCGGCCGCACGCTTCGGAAGTTGAATCTTGCCGTCGCGGTGCTGCTTGTATGCGTAGCTCATCGTCCACGGAACTTTGTAGCGCTTATCCTTCGCGATCAGCCCCAGCGCCTCTTTGATCGATAGCGACGGATCGTACAGGAACTTGATCGCCATAGAGGCGGCCATGCGGCCATCTTTGGCCTTCGTCACTGGCGAGGCGGCAGCACCGAGCTTGCCGACACGGGTGCGCTCGGCTTTGCTCATGCCGCCTATGCGGTAGTAGTCCAGAGCCTCAACCATCATTGCCGCAAGGTCTGCGCGATCCTCCGTGCTGCGCCGCGACGACACTTCGATGATGACGGCGCCGAGCTTGTGGATAGCTTGCACACGTTGAGTCAATTCGTCACGGTTGGTCGCGAGTTGGTGGAACTCGGCGACGACAACAGCATGGCCGGAACCGCGCGCAAGGCACGAGCCGGTCTTTCTTTTATCAACGATATGGTCGAAATCCTCGGACGCGCCTTTTTCCTCAGTCCACACCTTGATCTTCGGGTCATAGGCACGCAAAGCCGCCGCCTGTGTCGAGGCGGCCTGCTTCGCGTTGCCGTTTGCGTAGCCGAAATTCATCCAATTCTTCTAACACCGCGACCGAAGATGCACAAGAAATATTTTTGAGGTGTTGACAACGTGCGGGAACGGGACTACGTGAAGAATATCGAACACGCCAGACCGAACCTCGGTCGGCAAGATCAAAGGCCGCCCAGAAATGCACTTCTACGTTGGCCTACATCATCCTGGCGACGGCAAGCATTTTGACCGTGCATTCATCTCGGTTAACGCCGTGCGGCGGCGCAAGGCGCCTATCGGGGCGCGCAAGTGGATCATGGACAGCGGCGCTTTCACGGAAATATCTCGGCATGGGCGCTATCGCCACAGCGTTGAGGAATACGCGGAAGTCATCAATCGCTGGGCGAGCGATCCGACTTTGATTGCTGCCGTGGCTCAGGACTATATGTGCGAGTCATTCATTCTCGCGAAGACGGGACTTTCGGTTGCCGAGCATCAACTGCTTACGATCGAGCGATATGATGCGCTTTTGGCCCTGGTGCGCAACGTCTACGTGATGCCGGTCCTTCAAGGCTACGCACCCGACGATTATGTTTCGCACATCCGCCAATATGGCGACCGCTTGGCACATGGGGCGTATGTAGGTGTCGGCTCTGTCTGCAAGCGCAATTCAAATCCAGCAGCCATCGAAAGCGTTCTGCTTGCCATCAAGCGTGAGAGGCCCGACCTTCGTCTTCACGGGTTCGGCCTGAAAGTGACAGCTCTAGGATCGGGCGTCGTTCGGGATTGCCTCTATAGTGCGGACTCGATGGCGTGGTCCTTTGCAGCACGTTACGAAGGCCGCAACGGGAACGACTGGCGGGAGGCTGCTAGCTACGTAAATCGCGTCGCGACACAGCACGTCCAGTACGGTTTTGGATTCTAGCCTAGAAAGGCCCGAGGTCATGACCTACTTTGTCCGCATCGAATTTCTCGCTGGTGGCTTCTTGAAAACCCATACCGTGTCCGAATTTTCGGAGGGGGCGAAGGCCGTGGAATTTGCGGCGGCTCAGACCGGAGCTGATGTGGTATCCGTGAAAATCTATACCAACGCCCATTAGCCAAGAAAGGCCCATTATGCCGAGCGTTCCGTACGAAGGTGCAACTAGCGGCGCCAGCGCTCGCGATGAGATCACCAAGATACTTCGTCGCTTTGGTTGCGAGAGCGTCGGGTTCATGGACGACTTCGACAAGCACGAAGTCTTGCTCGCCTTCACTCATCGCGGCCGGCCAATCCAATTGCGCGCATCGGCTAAAGGGTGGGCGCAGATGTATCTCAAGGCGCATCCATACGGCAGTTATCATCGCAAGAGCCGAGCGGACCACGAACAGGCCGCCCTGAAGCAGGGTCACGTCGCCGTCAATTCAATCTTGCGCGATTGGATCAAAGGTCAGGTGACGGCAGTCGAGTGCGGGGTATTGTCGTTCGAAGCCGTGTTCATGCCATACATGTTGGGGAATGATGGACGTTCTCTCGTGGAAAGCGCGGCACTTCAAAAGCTACTCCCTGCCCCGCAGGAAAACGTCGTGAAGCTAGTCAATAACAAGTAGCCTAGAAAGGCCCGAAGGGTATGACTGAAGAAACGATTCACGGCATCGGGATACTGGTTGGACTTATCGCCTTTATCGTGTGGCTCGTGGTCATAAACGATCTAGGTGCCGCATTCGGTCTGAGCTTGTTGAGCGCGTCCATGGTGTATGCGCTCCTCACGTTTCTGACCTACAAATGCACCGGGAGGCTGCCGCGAAGCGGCTAAGAAACTTCGCAATCCCAAACAAGCCTAGAAAGGCCACCTATACATTAAAAACTATATCCAGCAATTGGTGCTCCTGGTTGTGCGCGTCTATCCACGCATAGAAGTCCGCCTCGTTGTCGAAGTCTACGACAGACAAGTCTATCCCGGTCACGTTGGCGAATGGTCGGATTAGGGAATGCCAAGACTGGTGGTCGTTCAACCAGGTCTGACGCCCCAACTTGCCACCCTCCACGGTGAGAATATGGAACTCCGGTATCTCGATCGGAGGGGTGCGGGACGCAAGGGAAGCGTTGTACTGGAGATGATTTCGGAAGTGACCAACCAAATATTCTCCATTCCCCGCAGCGTCTCCAAAAGCAAAAGTATTTATTTGAAATTCAGAAGCCATTTTTCTTGGCCTTCTTGCGTCTGTAGTAAGCAGCGTCAGCAAGGCGCCCACATTCGCGGCACACTCTGGTTTTGTATCCCTCGCACATTTGTATTCTTGTATTCTCAGGGATGTATGCGTGTCCTTTCGGACAATGAGTTATCGATTGTGTGTATCGTCTTCCGTTCTCGAGCTGAGTCATAGCCTTGAGATGATCGGGATTGACACAACAAGGGTTGTTGCATTGGTGGTCAACGGTCAACCCTTCAGGGATTGGTCCTATGAATTCCTCATAAGAAAATCTATGAGCTAACACTTGCCGGCGAGGACGGCTAAGTCGGAAAGCCCCTCTACCGCCGAAAGACATGGCTCCAATCCAAAGCCAACATCCGGTGTTCGGTTCCGGTATGTAGAGCCGTTCAAAACGAACCGCATCAGGTTCGTATATTTTTTGTCCCTTCCTCAAGACGTTTTCTCCAGCCATTCGCCGTTGCCAGCCGCGTCTCCGAATGCGAATGTGTTGAGTTGGAATTCGGAGGTCATATGAAATCACAACAAATGCCGCCAGATTGGTTTATGAAAGACCACTTCCCTGGCATAAGAGAAAATCTTACCCCTGAGCAAATCCGAATTGCTAAAGAAAAATGGCAAGAGCACGTCATTGAGTTTCAATTGATGAAGAGAGAAACATACGGTTAATTCATCCTGCCCCGGGTGTCGGTCCAGCCAAGCGTCTGGATTACTCCCGTATTCGCAGCAGAGCCGCGAACTCCGATTTGAGCGCTTGTATTTGTATATACTGTTGCCTGAGCGCCTACGCGAGTAGATACAGGACTTAAGACAAGAGAACCAAGAGGGCTAGACCCATCAACTGGAGCCACGTCATTCGTCGCTGGGTCAGTTAGAATAATAGCAGACGCGCCACCTCCACCCGAGTTCCACTCAAGATTTCCAATCCATTTTACCACTACGCCAGTCGGTACATTCATAGTCGTGAGAGTTCGGTTAGCCGTAGACACTGCGCCATTGAGGTCTAACGCAGGCGCAGCGTTCCAGTAAAAATCGTCTCCATGCTGAGTGAATGCGAGAATATTCGGCGTTCCGTCTGTTTTTATGCTGCCTATTCGCCGCTGCTTGGTGTAGTTAGTCGGCAACATCGGCGCGCTAGCTGAGGTGGAAATCAGAACATCAACCACCATCGTGTCGGTGCGTTCGATGATATACACGTGATACCACGTGTTGGTGGCTATCGAACCGTTGTCAATACCTCCGTTCCCTGACCCGACAGTCCACGCGGCGAATGTCTTAGTGTAAGTCGAACCAAGAGACATTGACGTTGTCTGATCGTCAGATGTGACCTGACCCGCCGTGATAGTCAGAGTTTGCGACCCACCACCAGATAATGTGTTTCCGGCGAGGTAGCTTCGCAAAACAGTAGTTGCCGTAATCGAGTTGCAGCCGAATCCCGTGTTGGTTGTCCAGGTGAGAGCGGATGATGCTGTCGAGCAGCTTGGAACGGAAAGGTTAGTTTCAACTGCGGAGGTGGCAGCTCCCTTAACGGTGTTCTGAGAACCGTTAAGGCGCGCATCGGCAAGAGTTCCCGACGAAATGTTTGTGGCGCTGGTCGTGTCGGTCGTGGCCGACGCAGCGAAGGCAACACCGTTCGTCTTGGTACAGGTGATTGCGCCTGACGAAACGATGGCGCAATCATTAGAGAGCGGTACGCCTACTGCCAGATTGCCGGCGGAACCGACGATGATGAAATTCTGAGTTAGCCCCAAGGGCAGAGCGTTTTGGGCGACAAATGCCGTTGAGGCACAGGCGTTGCTGTTGTCGCCGGCCGGGCGCGTCGGGCATGTCGGGTTTTGCGCATGCGCGCATGTGTCGAGGAACAGAGAAGCCGCAACGCACAGACCCGCGACGATGAAAATTTTCATGACTCTTCCATGATGGTGAGAGGATTATTAGCACCGCTGACGGACAAACCCTGCCATGCTTGTTTGCATGCCTGACCCTCGATTACGATTTGTCCGCCGTTGGCAAACACCCGGAATCCGCCTCCGAGCGCAGAGGTCGTAATTGTAAGGCTGTTGCTACCGCCGCCGGCAGTATTGGCAAGGACCGTCGTCGGCGCCACGACAATGTCGACGCTACCGGGATTGTGAAACGTCAGTTTCTTGCGCGGCGGATTCACCCCGATCAGGGAAATCGAGGTCGTTCCAATGTTGTTAAAAGCGAGGATGGTTGAGTTCTGTAGTTGCGTAGTCATGGCTTCACCATCAAAATTTTTCTCAGGTAGTAAGAAGTGTTGTAAATTTTAACACACTTTCTGCATACTTTTTTGCGACCCCCGTTTTTTCTTCTTTTTATGTAGGCATCTTCATAGCTATGACCTTTGGGGCAATGTGTTACAGATAAGCTATATCTTCGGGAGTTTTCTGCCAATGTCACTTGCTCAAGGTGATCGGGGTTTACGCAGCACTTGTTCCTGCACAAGTGATCTAGCTGCATTCCATCATCAATTTTTCTCATATACATTTCGTATGAAAATCGGTGAGCCGCGTGGCTTTTAATTTTGTTCGTATTTCCGCCGATATAAGTGGAAAATCTCCCGTACCCGTCTCTATCAAGAGCTCCTAGCCATAGCCAGCATCCACTGTTAGGTTCAGGAAGAACGTATTTTTCAAATCTAGTTTGGTATGATTTTCGCATTACGGGGAATCCCCCCACAAGTCAGCTTCTTCGTACTGGTTGACGATAGCGTTTATGGACAGGTTTTGCACGCTGCCGGTCACGGTGTTGCCGATGTATTTGCCATATCCCTCTGTGTCCTGCTTCGGAAAGCGGAAACCTCCGGTGATGAAGTTGACGTTGGCAAGACCGTTATTCTGGAACTGCACAAGCTGACCGAGATTGTTGATCCAATTCACGATAGACGCCGCCGTGAACTGGTAGCTGTTGCTGCCGTTCTCGGTATCGAGCGTCATCGTCAGAGTTTGCGCACTGGTGGTCGTGACCGCTATGCCGGAAATGACAGGCTTCTTGGCCTGGACGATATTCCCGTGCGGCGTCAGTGACGTGATCAGCTTGATCGCGACATTGACGGCCTTGTTCTGCAAGAGCTGAGTTACATCGGCTCCGGAACTGCCGAACGTCTCGACTTGCGTTGTGCTGGCCAGCGGCACCGAGCAGATCGACAGCAGAGACCCCTGCGATACCAGGAACCACTTGTTCTGCTGGTAGATGACGATAATCGAGCGCGACCCGGCTACAGGGTCAAGGTACTTCACCAGCAGCAGATAGCAGTGGATGTTGTTGAGGTCGTTCAGCGCCGCGTTGGGCTCCTGGGAGAAGTCCGTCAACTGGAAAATGCCGTCCAGGTCATCGGAAATCTTCTGCACCGTCGCTCCGAAAATTCCGTATACTCCCTGTTTGTTCGCGAACAGAACCAGGCGGTTGTAACTCTGGATAGACATAAGAAACGACGTTCCGATGTCCGAGGCCAGCGTCAGGATCGTGAACAGCGTGATCGACGACTGTACCGTGATCGAGCCGATTTGCTTGATCGACTGATCGCCGAAGATGTACAGAAAGTTGTTCAGCGCCCGGACGGCCGTAATCCCGTGCACAAGATCGCGATCCGTGATCGTGGTCGACCCCGCCGCGTTGGCTGGGTTTATGTCGTCGAATCCCGCTGTGCCAGTGAAGTTTAGAATACGGAACTGCCCCGCCGCATTGGCCGAGGCCCACCACACCCGGCCGGCGAACACATCGATCGTATTGCCCGTTACCTGCGGCCACACAACAACCGTTGCCACCGCAAGTGTTGTGTGGGCTCCCGTGAAAACAACAGTTATTGCTGCTCCGGGAGCGTTGCCGGTTCCTGGATTGGTCAGCGTCACAGATACGACGAACTGAGACCCGCCGGACCCGCCCATTACGGCAGTGGCCGTCGCCCCGCCGGCATTACCGCCCGCACCGCCAGTGAAGCTTACCGCTGGGGGCGCGCTGTAGCCGCTTCCGCCGTTGGTCACGACAATATTGGGAGATATGCCACCGGAACCGACGAATAGCGTTCCGTCCCACGTCGCGTAGCCGCCGGTCTTGTCCATGATCAGGATGCGGGACGATGCAAACACCGTCATGTCCGGGGTAGTCGAGAACGTTGCAGCAGCAGCAACCGTCGACTGTGCTCCGGTCAGCGCATTGACTGCGATGCACGAGCCGTCCGTGTTGAAGCTGATGATGTAGTCGGTCGTCCCGATTGAGGCCGAGAACCTTCGCGCAACTGTCTTGCCCGCCAGTGTGGTGAGCGTAGTCGCTGGACCCGGTACGGCCGCAAGATCGTTTCCAGCGATAGGCTGAAGGTTCTCCTGCCAGGCAACCTCCCGCTCGGACAGGTTTTGCCGCGCAACCTTCGTGTTCATCTTGGCGAAGTCGTCGAAAATGATGAACTTCGCGTCGCCTATCTGGGAAACACGTTGCGGCAGCAGGGCCATGTCAATATCCGGTGCCCATCCCTGTCACGCGACGCTGGAACGTCTTGTCGTAAACGTTGCGGAACCGGATTCCCTGCGAGGTCGTGATGATCTGCGGGACGAATGAGTTGTACTTCGCCTCCATTGCATTCGTTTGGCTGAAGTTCTGATGCTTGTAGAGCAGGTAGCTTGCCGCCTTGAACTGCACCGCCCTCGCCCACGGATCGATGATCTGAGTGTCAACATCCGAGGTTGCCACCAGGGGAGCAGGCAGAAAGATCGTGTCCAGCTCGGCAAGATAAAGCTGATCGGGCGGAGTCTGGATGTATAGCTGCTGCGCTTGGGCATGGTGGGTGAACAACCCCGGAGGCCCCGTGAAAAACCCGGCCGTCCACATCCGCGCGTAAGCCTGGAACAGCGTGAAGTCGAGGTACCCGAGCGTCCGCCGCTGGTTGTTCCAGATGAACGACACCGGCATGATCGCCAGTGGGTTCCCGATCGTCGTCGATAGCGGGTTGCTCTGGAACAGGGTTACAGCCGTAGCAGCCGCTCCCGACCCCCCTCCGCCCACCGTTATCGTCGGCACCCCCGTATAACCCGCCCCCCACTGCGTTAGGCTGATGCTGGTAAGCGATCCGTTGGTGAGGTTACCCACCCCCAGGGCCTGCGTACCCCCTACAGGCGGGGCTGAGAACGTGATGGGGACGGTAGACCCGCTGCCGTAGTTGGAACCGCCCGCCGTGACGTTCGCCCCGACCACCGCTCCGTTGAGGCTGTAAATCTCCACCCCCGGCAAAAGCTGAACGCCTGTGACGTTCTGCCGCACGCACCACATATCGCGGGCCGCGTCCATGCGGGCATCGTTGATTCGCGAAATCACACGCGAAAGCGGCCAGCAACTATTCGTTGTATCGTGAACGATTTCGAGAACGTCGTTTATGTAATCTTGGAGCAACATAGAGAGACTCTATCTAGAATCTTCTACTTCTGTAAGTCCCTTACGGATGGTGAGGAAGGGTTCCGAAGGCCAACACCCCCCTTACCCCCCACAGCTTTTGCCATGGACTGGACACGAGGGGTAGTTGACCTGGTCTCTTACGGACGGAGCCGGAATGGGACACTACGGCCAGAGCCCGGGCTTTGACGCATCCCGAGAAGCTAACGCTCACACCCTGCGTTTGTGCGCACGATCTGCGCCTTGACCCTTTTGGGGCCTGCGACCTTGCCGTTGATCGCTGCATTGCAGCTATGTGTGAGGGCTGGGTTGCGGTGGGACGCCTCAGCGTGTAAATCCACCTAGTTAATTGGTCGTGCCCGTCAACCACACACACGATCAGGGCCGGCAGGGTCGCACCTGACCGGCCCGCTCTTTTTCAGCCTACATCTTCAGGAAGTCAAGAGCGGGAACCGAGCCCCACGCGCTCACCCGTTTCAGTGGGTATTTGAAAATTCTTCAATCTCTCCTCTAAGGACAGAGCAGAAATGGTCTACCTGCTCTGATCGCTTCTCAGGAGGCAAAAGAAGAATTTGCAACATTACAACGTGGGCCAATTCGGCAATCGTCATTTGCCAAATTTCTGTCGCTGTCTTTTCCGTCATTACCTCGATCCAAGACGCACGCCGCCGCGCTCTTCAGCACGATGACGGTCTGACTTGGGTGGCCTTCCGACCCGTCTGCGACGACCGGATCGCGTAGTGCTCTCCGGAGCGGTCGAAACAGGTCGGTCGGATTCCTCGTCCCCCGTGTCAACTGGAATTGGCGCGTTCGGGTCACGCTTCACCAGATCGTAGTAAACCGGTGTAATCACTATCTTTTCCGATAGTGTTACGTAGCGTGGAACGCTGTCGGTCGGGCCTTCCGGCTTGAGGTAGTCCTTGCCCGACCAGCCGAAACGTCGGGCCATGTGGATGGCTCTGTCGGCAAGTTCGCCGGGCCATCCAAAGAAGTGGAGCGCTTGCGCCTCGGTGCAGTTGACCGGCGTGTTCGGGGGGAACTTCACCGGCACCCCGTCGAACATATCGTCGATCGTGAAGTCGTTGTGATTCGTGACTTCAAGCCGCATCAGGGCCGCGGTGGCGCGCTCGTTCATTCGTCACCGTCGTCCTGCGGGGCGTTCCAGGCGCTCATGACCGCGTACAGGGCATGGAGGAATGCTGAGCTGCCCTCGGGAATGTCCTTATGGGCCTCATCGTCCGTTGCCGCCTCGGTCCAGACCTTGAGGAATTCTTCGTATGTCATCACTGCACCATTGCCTGGAGGACGGAGGTATCAGTTCGGCCACCGTATTGGGTGTTCGTGACGGTGGCAACGGTCGTCGACGTGCCGGCATTGACGAACACCGCGCCTCCCTGGAGGCCGTAGCCGGGGTCTTCGAGGGCGAACGACCCGGCCGCAGCGTTGTTGATGCCGCGCATCGGACGGGGGAAGAACGAGTTGTTGTCGGTGCCGAACGAGATCATGCCGAGCGACGTGATCGACGGAGTATTGGCGATCTGGGCCGCGCCACCGGTTGCTGTGACGGTGCCGCCAAGGGCCGCAGTGGCGCACAGGGACATGATCGAGGTTGCCGCCACCGCACCGAGGGACGTACCGCCGAAGGTAATGGCCGGGACCGTGTTGCCCGCGTATCCGGCCCCAAAGTACGTCATCACGATCGCGGTGAGGGTGCCCGACCCGGTCAAGGCGTTGCCGGTGAGCAGAGCTCCCGTGGTGCCGGTCTGGATGTTCGGCTGATAGGGCGATCCCGTCCACACGTTCGCGGGGTTGATGAGGCCGGGCGCCGGGACGGTCTGCGGCGTGTCGCCGGGGAACCGAATCGCACCCTGGTAGAACTGCGGATTCGGCTGAATGTAGAACTGAGGAATCGACGTGTAGCCGCCGCCGGGGTTGACCTGGGTAACGCCAGTGATGACACCCGCCGCCGAAATGGTCGCCGTGAAAGTGGCCTGTACGCCGCCGGGGGGTGGGGGATCGCAGAACACGACCGGAGGCACCAGGAATCCCGATCCGCCCTGCGTAACTGTCGGCGCCGGCACCGACCCGCCCACAACCGCGTATCCTTGCGCGGTCGCAGTGACGCCACCGGCTGCCGGCGCCGCGAATGTCACGGTGGAGCCAGTCTGGTTCGGGCCGATACCGTTGGTGCCGCCGGACCCTGCGTTGGTGATGTTGGCCCCGACCACCGTCCCCGAGTTGTTCAGGAGGCGGTAGTTGGTCCCGTCGCAACTGAACTGCCCGATCGTCTCTGGACCGGCATAGTTGCGCCAGATCGCGTCTGTCGGGTCCCACCACTGGACGATGGTCTGACCGCCCGTCGAAAACAGGTAGGTTCCGGACGGAGGGAAGTACATCGCGCCTGTCGGAAGCGTGACAACGTTGGGCGTGCCGGTATTCTGCGGGGACGTTGACGGGAGCGGAAAGACACCGCGCATCTGTGCCATAGGACTATCTCACCTCAGATCGGCAGGAATTGCAGCCCGGCAAATTTGCCATGGCACTTGGGTTTCACGTCAACGAGTTCCATCAGGGACAGGATCGCCGAAATCCACCCGAACTGGTTGTTGGGCAGCGTCGACTCGAACCCCGAGAACGAGAACGCGGCGTGCTCGTGCAGGAACAGGTTCAGGTAGGACGTGTTGATGAGGTAGATCGTCCCTTCCGGGCAATACACGTCAGCGTAGAACGGAACGCCTGCGATATCGAGCGCCTGAAAGGATGAGTGTCCGACGAAGTTCCCCGAGTCCAGCTTATCGGCGGGGTTGATGTTGTAGCGTTCGTTGGGCGTGAAGTCCTCGGCCAGCAGCGCCCAGGTGCCCGCCCCCATGATTCCGATCGTCGGCATCTCGCCTGTGGTCTTGGTGACCTGGGCGATGTACTGAATCATCAGGTTGCGGGTCGGAATGACGTTGCCGGTGTTGTTGACGAACGTCGACTTCCAGAACGTGTTGGTCAGCCGGGGAATGCCGCCGTAGCTGTTCAGCACGGTCCCGTCGTCGATGGCGCCTGGCAGACCCACCAACTGCGAAGTGTTAGCGATGTTGTTGAACAGCGCAGTGGCGAAAGCGTCGATCGAGACGTTCGTAGCATCGTTGAACCGCGCATCGATCAGCGGGACCACCCCGTAATCGACCTGCACAAGTCCCTCGAAGCCCAGGAACGGAATCGGCGTAACGAACGCCTTGAGGTTGAATTCCGCGTTCTGGATGCCGGGGGTCGCGCCGGGCTGCTGGAACGTGCCGCTGTAATCGGTCCATTGCCCCTGTACCATCGGGGCGCCCTGTACGGGGGCCGTTATGGGCGAGAGCCCACCGCTCGCGACCTGTGCCGAGGACAACAGCGCGCAGATCAGCGGTGCCGCCTTCCAGATTTGCACGTACACGCGGGGCATGATTGCGCGACGAACGACGGCCGTCAGTTCTTGCGCGATGGGTCCCTGACTCGGGATTATGCCTTGGCCGTATACCGGCAATTTAGCCTCCTATGACCTTGAGAATGCAGCCGGAAGACGGTTGCGTTTGAATTCGGTTATGACCTGGAACGCGGCGTTGCGGGATGCCTTGGACGGGTCTTTGCGGAAGTCTTCGAAAGCCAGCATCTTTCCGTCCTTGCCGGGAACCGTCGGGAATTCCCACGTTGACCCGCCGTGTTCGATCTCCGGCGGAGGCTTCAGGGCCGGGTCTTCACCGGGGTTGCGCTGGGCGTAAATGTCGGCAGCGGCCTCGTAGTCGCTGATTCCGTAATGCGTCATCAGGTCTTCGACGGCCTTGACCTGGTCCGGATTGAACCCACGCTTGGTGATGACGGTGGATTTCTGATGCTGCCGCGCGTATTGGGCGCGCTGCATTTTCTCTTGCAGCCGTTCGTCCTCGATGCCCTTCTTGAAAGCCTCGAACTTTTTTTCGAGAGCGACTTCGGGGAACGCCTTCGCAGTCTGAGGGTCGACCTTCCCGACAAGTTCCGCGAACTCGCGGCGCGTCTGATCATTGTGGGCGAGCCGGTAGGCCAACTGCGAAAGACGGTCCATGTCGGCCGGGGAGAGCTTCACGATGGGTTGCGTCATTTTACCGGCCTCCCCTGCTTGGCGAGGGTGTCTCCGTTGAGGCTCCACCGCTTCTTACGGGCCGCGTAGTCGTCAGACACTTCCGGAGGCTTGAAGCCCATCGCCCGCCCATAAACTTCCGACCCTTTGGGGTTGACGAAAGTCACCTTCTCGTTGCGAGCCTCGAAAAAAGACTGCTCCGACAGGGGGGCGGGTTTGGCGAAATCCTTGCTCATCAGATCGGACGGCCCCGGACTGCCTGCGGTCCGCCACGCTCAAGCGTCATCTTGTTGCGCTCGAACATGAACTTGGAGGCGGAGGAGCCGCCGCCGTATTCCATATACATCGGCGGGTTTCGGAACTGACCGTCTTCCATGCGGCGCCGGTCAAGGTCTGCAGTATCGACACCCTTCGGCTTGAGATAATCGCCTGCCATTTTTGGTCTCCTAGGCTACCTCGCCACCAGGGGCGATAGGGGGAGTCATTGGGCCTCCGCCGCCTCCGGGCGGGGGAAGTCCTGTCGGGGGGGCGCCCAGACCGCCGATTCCGGCCCCTGGAGGGGTCGCAGGAACGGGGAGGGGCTTTGGCTCGCTCTCTTTCTTTTCGGCTGTAAAGAAGCCATTGAGCGCGGAAATGGCGCGGCTGATCGCATTCCACCCGCCGCCGTCTTTGGGCTGGGTGGCGCCGATCTCAAGAAGCTGGTTGATGATCTTTTCGACGCGCTTTGCGCCCTGCGCCTGGAGTCCCGCTCCGGTACCGGGGGACACCATTGGCGATGCACCGGGGCCGCTAGGCCCACCAATCGGGGATTTCATCATTCCGGGCGGGGCGGCAGGGGGTGCCGCGCCGGGTGCGAGTGCCATGAAACACCAATTTCGCAATTCAGGTATGCGAATTGGTATGACTTACTTGAGATTGCGTCAAGTTCCTACGAAAAAGGCGCCCCTTTCGGAGCGCCTTGCTTCAGGGCGAGGACGGGTAGTCCTACCGACGGCCGCGCCGCTTGTGACGCTTGCCACGCCGATTGCGAACTTCAGAACCGTAATTCATGGCTCTTGATCCTTCTCTTGCTTGCCCTCTGGTCCCGAGGGCGGGGGGTTGAGCACGAAAAGGCTACGCCCGACCCAGGAACTCGTCAACCTCCTGGGGTCATTTCTTCTTTCCTCCCGCGTGACCCGCCTGCTTTGCCAGCAGTTCTGGGTGTTGCGCCATCATCTTCTGTTGCTGCTTTCTCCGCTTGCGCAACGAATGCAACAGCGTGTCCCGCGAAGGCGGATTGGTCATCCGAATCAGGTCTGCGTCGTCGATCGCCCCGAACTTGCGGAATATCACCGCCAGTTCGCGCGCCTCGTCTCCGAACAGAGGACTGTGACTATGGCCGTCGACGCGCATTTTGACCTTACCGACCTCGCACGGCAGGAACTTGTGAGGCTTGCCGCTGTCATCCGGTTCGGTCTCAATCTCTTCCTCGTCGTGGGCCATCTTAAGCTTCAGGCCCACGTCTCCGATCTTGTTGAGAGGGTCTTCGATGACAAGTGCGGCCTTCTTGATTCGTCCCGAACCGCTCTTTTTGAGGTCCGCAGAGTGCTGATGAGAT